GATAAGAGCAAGATCCTCACCAGCGGCGCCCCGGTGGCGCGCGAGGTGAAATTCTCCGACGGAAGCGTCGAGACCGTGCATTTCAAGCAAGTCAGCGCGGGCCAGATGCGCCGCTGGCGCGCGGCCGAAGGTAGCGGCGATGACAACGTGCAATTCTTCGCGATGCAGCGTCTGGTCGCGGAGAGCCTTTGCGATGCCGATGGCAAGCTGGTTCTGACCGAGGCGGAATCGCAGAACCTCACCCCGAACGGCCTGACCGACCTGTTCCCGCATGTGATGGCCGTGGCCGGCATCGGTGAGGACGCAAAAAAGTCCTTGCCGAGCGCGGACGCGAGTACTTCAGCTGCATCCTAGGGCTCGCGCTCGGCAAGACCCTCGGGGAGATCGACGATCTTCCGGAGCCTGAGTTCCAACGCTGGCTGGCGTTCTACCAGCTGTATCCCTTCGACGACCTGCACCGCTACCACCGACCAGCTGCGCTGATCGGGGCCAGCTTCGGTGGGTCGATCCAGAAGAACCTCGAATTCCTGCAGCCGGTTCCGGTTGTCCACGAGTTCCCCGACGCCGACCTGCGCACGCTCGCAGCCTTCGGCCTGAAACCACCGAGAGGCTGACCTGATGGCAACTGCAGGCTCCATCGTCGTCGACCTGTTGATGAAAACTGGCTCGTTCGTCACCGACACGCAGCGGGCTGAGAAGTCCATGAAGTCGATGGAGCGGACGGCGGCCGGCGTCAGCAAGTCCATCGGCGTCGGCTTCACGGCCATCGCTGGTGTCGTCGGTGGGGCACTGTCTGCAATCGCCAGCGTCGATGCAGCGCTCGCCGGCCTGAACAACGCAATCAACGCGGCCGACCGAATCGACGAGCTGTCGGCCCGGTTCAGCATCTCCACGGAGACGCTTTCCGGGTGGGGGTATGCAGCCAAGATGACCGGCTCCGACCTGGAGGGCCTAGTCGGCATCATCCCGAAGTTCTCCAAGAACATCGCCGATGCGTCCAAGGCAGGCAGCGAGGCTGACAAGACCTTCAAGGCCTTGGGCATCTCGGTGAAGGATCAGGCCGGCAACCTTCGCAGCTTCGAGGACCTGCTCCCCGAGGTGCAGAACCGTTTCGCCGGCATCACCAACGAGACCACGAAGACTGCGCTCGCAATGCAGCTCTTTGGCAAGTCCGGTTCCGAGTTCCTGGAGTTTCTCAGCCTGGGCGCGGACGGCATGCGCACCATGGAAGAGCGGGCGCGATCGCTGGGCATCGTCATCGACGCGGACACAGCTGGTGCCGCGGCCGAGTTCAACGACCGCGTGGACGACCTGCGCGCGGCAACCCAGGGGTGGTTCACCCAGCTCGCCGGGGAGCTTCTGCCCACGCTGACGGACCTGACATCGCAGCTGGTCGACGTTGCCAAGGAAGGTGGCGGCGTCCGCGACGTGGCCAGCAGCATTGCCAGCGCTTTCCGCGAGATCGGCAAAGCTGCCGAGATCTTCGGGGTGGTGGAGAGCTGGCTGGATCGCCTGCGCGGCGGGCTCGTTGCTGTAGAAAAACAGGGCAACGCGGTGATGAAGCTGGTCACCGGTCAGTACAGCGGCGTCCTTGGTTCCCAGGGCGGCGGGTGGGACGCGTTCGGGAAGGACTACCAGGCAGGAACGGCCTACGCGGACAACGGGTGGAAGGCGATGCAGGGCGGAAGCGCCGGCATCCCCGATGGCGCTCGCTCCGGCCCGCGTGGCCGCCGCACCAGGGCAACGGCCGAAGAGATTCAGCAGACCAAGGACCAGACGGAGCAGCTCCGGCGGGCGGCCGAGTGGGAGAGCAAGCTCCAGAACATGTGGGGGGAGAGCGCCGAGAAGTCCAAGCGGGCAAGCAAGGCGAAGAAAGAGGGCATGTCGGAAGAGCAGAAGGCTGCCGAGGCCCTGGCCAAGTCCTACGACTCGCTCACCGCCAGCATGGACCGTCGCCTTTATCTGCTGGAGAACGGCGACAGCCAGGCCGCGGCAGTCCAATACGACATTGAGCGCGGGGAGCTGCAGAAGCTCAGTGAAGAGCAGAAGGCGAACCTGCAGAACATGGCCGAAGTGATCGACGCCATGGAGGACTACAAGGCGATCTACGGGGACGGCATTGACTCAATGGCAGGGAAAACCAAGGACGCCACCAACAGCATGTCCACCTACGCCCAACAGGCCGCAAGGAACATGCAGGACGCCTTCGCGGACTTCCTCTTCGATCCGTTCTCCGATGGGATAGGAGGAATGGTGGAGGGATTCGCTAAGGCCCTGAAGCGCATGGCCGCCGAAGCTGCCGCCGCTGAGATTTTCAAGATGATCGGCAGCTGGGCATCCAGCTATGAAGGGGGCGGTAGCAGCTGGATCAATGCGATCGGCAGCGTCATCAATGCCTACGGCGGCGCGCGCGCGGGTGGCGGGCCGGTGGCTGCCGACAGCGTCTACCGCGTAGGCGAGGGTGGTCGACCTGAGCTGTTCCAGCAGGGGGGTAAGAGCTTCCTGATCCCAGGGGACGCTGGTTCGATCGTGCCGGTTACCGCCGGGATGACTGGCGCCGGCGCTGGCGCGGGCGGCGTCATCACGAACAACTTCAACACGACCCTCAACGTCACCTCGGACGGCAGCAGCAGCACTCAGCAAGGCGCCGGCAGTGAGGATGCACGCCGGATCCAGCAGTTCTTCAACGCCAAGATCAACGAATGGGCCACACAGCAATCCCGACCCGGCGGTGTCCTCCACCAGATGAGCGTGCGCAATGGCTGAGGTCTTCACGTGGTGCGTGCGCACCGACACCACCGGTGCCGGCGACTTCCTGGTCCGCGAGGCACGATTCGGTGAGGGCTACCGCCAGACCTCTGCCGACGGGCTGAACAACGAAACGCAGCAGTGGCCCATATCCATCGTCGGGCGTGAAACGAAGGTCGGCCCAGCGCTGGCGTTCATTCGCGCGCGGCAGGGTGGCGTCGCGTTTCTGTGGACGCCGCCACTGGGAGAGCCCGGCCTGTACCTGTGCAAGACCTACAACATCACCGCGCATGGGAATGGCGTTTTCACGCTCAGTGCCACTTTCGAACAGACGTTCCAGCCGTAAGGAAAAGACATGGCCCTCGATCCTGTTGACACCACCACAGACCACGGCACCTACAAGGGTGATCCGGCACCGGTCGCCTTCTCCAAGGTCAACGACAACGATTTGTACCTCGAAGAATTAGCAAAGGCGTCTGGCGATCTTGCAGCGGCAGCAGTGCCGAAAGCTGGCGGAATCATCACCGGCCCGTTGCAATGGTCCTACGGCGGAACGATGCTCCGCGTTATCAATGGGGGAGATGGGAGCGCGGTCCTCCAGGCGGTCAACGCCGCAGGGAACAATTACGCGAACATGGGCCTCCGGGCGTCTTCCTACATCTTCGCCGGAAACGGCATGTTCCACGCGCAGAGCAACCAGCTGCGTATCGAAGGGCCAGCCATTCCGGACGGACAGTACCAGGGATATATCCTGCAAAAGCTCTATGGAAAGCCTGGGAACAACGCTGACTTTCTGGACACCCAGTACTATCGCGATACCAACACCGGCGGCGGGACTGGAAAGTCATGGAGCGACTTCAACTGGAGGGTTGGCAGGACCGTCGACGCAAGCAATATCTCCTATTTGGAGTTCAAGCGGGACCAGTCGGTAGCGATTTTCACGGGCGGCGGCGTTGCGCAGTTCAACTTCCTGGCCAACGGCAATGCCACTGCCAGCGGCAGCTGGATCAACGGTGGCTCTGACCCGGCGATCAAGAACACAGCCACCCTGCGTCCTGTTACCAACGCCACCGAATCCCTGTGCGCGTTGAACGTCCGAATCGGCAAATACCTTCCTGAGTTCAACGCGGATGAGAGGGATCGAGCGTTCGTGATGGCCGATGACGATATGCGTGCGGCCACGCCGGAAGTAATCGTCGAGGAAGTGATCGCCGGGAAATATGCCGGGTGGGCAACCGATCAGCTGATCGCATACCTGGTTGCAGCCCACCAGGAAGGCTGCCGGCGTGAGGCTTCCCAGGCCAGCGCCATTCAGGCGCTCGTTGATCGCATCGCCGCGCTGGAGCAGCGTCCAGTAGGGGCGGGGGATGCCGGATGATCACCGCCGATGCTCAAACGCTCGAGCCAGGTGGCCGGGTCACGGTCTACGAGCTTGACGCCAGCAGCTTCGGGGCAGATCAGCTGTTCTTCCATCAGCACCTGCAGAGCAATGTCATCTGGTGGCAGGGCCAGGAGTACGGGGCCTGGCCGATCGAGGCGACTGGCTTCGCCCGGACTGGCGACCAGCCCCCAACGCCCCGGCTGAAGGTCGGCAACATCGATGGACGGATCACCGCGCTGTGCCTGCTCTTCGACGACCTGGTCGGCGCGCGCCTGATCCGCCGGCAGACGCTGGTGAAGTATCTCGATGCCGCCAACTTCCCCGAGGGCAACCCGACGGCAGATCCGGACGAGCACTTCCAGGACGAGATCTGGTTCATCGAGCGCAAGGTCTCTGAAGACAAGGAGGCCGTCGAGTTCGAGCTGACCACCGCGATCGACCTCAACGGGGCGCAGCTGCCTGACCGGCAGATCATCGCTGGCGTATGCGGGTGGCTCATCCGGGGCGGTTACCGTGGCCCCTACTGCGGCTACAACGGGCCGCCGGTGGCGGACGCCAACGATGTACCGACCAACGATCCGGCTCGCGATCAGTGCGGGGGCAGGGTGAACAGCTGCAAGCTGCGCTTCGGCGCGGACAAGCCGCTCCCCTACGGCGGGTTCCCGGCCGCCGGCCTGCTGCGCAGCTGACCACCTGCACCACCTGCACCACCTGCACTTTCTCGCTGCACCTGCAGCACCACAAGGCCCGCGCCGAGCGGGCCTTTTCTATGGGCGAGACATGGAACAGAGCACCCTTCATGCGATCCAGGCGCACGCCGTCGCCGACTACCCGCGAGAGTGCTGCGGCCTGATCGTGGCGGCCGCAGGCGGCGAGGCCTACGTTGCCTGCCGCAATGTGGCCACCACGCCCAGCGAGCACTTCCGGCTGCCGGCCGAGGACTACGCCGACGCGGAGGATCTCGGGGAGGTGCTAGCCGTCGTGCACAGCCACCCGAACGCCTCGGCCGCGCCCTCGGATGCTGACCGGGTGATGTGCGAAGCCAGCGGCCTGCCGTGGCACATCATCAGCGTCGGGCAGGTCACGGGGGCAGAGCCCGAATGCGGCGACCTCCGGACCCTCCAGCCGAACGGGTACGTTCCCCCGCTCGTGGGGCGGCAGTTCGCGCACGGCATCCTCGACTGCTACACGCTGGTGCGCGACTTCTACGCCCGCGAGCTCGGCATCCAGCTGAGCCAGTACGAGCGCGACGACGAGTGGTGGGACAACGGCCAGGACCTCTACAGCCTCGAACGCCTTCGTGCCGAGGGATTCGACCTGATCGAAGGTGAGCCGCGCCGCGGCGACATGGTGCTGATGCAGATCCGCTCGCCCGTACCGAACCACGCCGGCGTCTACCTCGGCGGCGGCCAGATGCTCCACCACCTCGCTGATCGGCTGTCCGAGGTGATCACCTACGGCGGGATGTGGGCGGAGCGAACCCGATACGTCGTCCGCCACCGGGAGGCAGCTCATGGCTGAGCGGCTTCGTACAATTCGCCTGTACGGCAAGCTGGGCGCGCGCTTCGGGCGCAAGTTCCGGATGGCTGTCAACAGCCCGGCGGAAGCGGTGCGCGCGCTATGCGCTCTGCTGCCTGGGTTCCAGCAGTACCTGACCCGTGCAAGCGAGGAGGGCGTCGCGTTTGCTGTGTTCATTGGGAAGCAGAACCTGACCAAGGAGCAGCTGCAGGATCCCCCTGGCCAAGAGGACATCCGAATTGCTCCCGTTCTTGCGGGCAGCAAGCGTGGTGGTGTCCTCCAGGTAATCGTGGGAATCATCTTGGTGGTTGTGGGAACCTACACCAGCATCTTTTCGGCCGGTGGAACTAGCCCGCTGATCGGGTTGGGTTGGTCCATGATCGTTGGTGGCGTAATGCAGATGCTGGCCCCACAGCCCAGAGGATTGGGGTCCCAGGACAGCGTCGAGAATCGCCCGAGCTACAGCATGAACGGCACTGTCAACACGCAGGCCCAGGGCAACCCTGTCCCGGTTGCCTACGGCGGCCACGACACCAAGGGGATGCTGGTCGGCTCGGCCGTGATCAGCGGCGGCATCATGGCGGAGGACCAGCTTTGAGCCGGGCGATGCGCAGTGCGCTCTCTCACGACGTGGGTCAAGCCGTTCGGCTGGCCGGCGCCGGTGGCAAGAGCGGGAGCAACGGCCGAACCCCGGTTGAGACCCCGGACAGCTTGCACTCGACGGCCGTGGCCAGGATCATCGACCTTGTCAGCGAGGGCGAGATCCGTGGCCTGGTCACCGGCAATCAGTCCATCTACCTCAACCAGGTTCCCATCCAGAACCCTGACGGTGGTCTGAACTTCGCCGGCGTAACGGTGGATACCCGGTCCGGAACGCAGGACCAGGAGTACATCCCCGGCTTCCCCTCAGTTGAGAATGAGATCGGGGTGAACGTCGAGCTGCGCAGCGATCAACCGATCGTGCGCACCGTGAGCGGCTCCAACCTGTCGGCCGTTCGCATTCGGCTAGCTGTTCCGTCTCTGCAGAAGGTCGATGAGGAGAACGGCGATCGAAACGGTTATTCCATCAGCTACGCGGTGGACCTGTCGGTGGACGGCGGTGCTTACTCCACCGTCCTCAACGACGCGATCACCGGTAAGACGACCACCCAGTACGAGCGCAGCCGCCGCATCGATCTGCCAGCAGGGTCGCAGTGGCAGATCCGCATCAGGCGGCTGACCCCGAACGCCAACAACTCCCTGATTTCGGACGTCGTGAACGTGCTGTCGATGACCGAGATCATCGACGTCAAGTTGCGCTATCCAAACAGCGCGCTGTGCGCGGTGCAGGTTGACGCAAGCCAGTTCCAGAACATCCCGTCTCGCTCCTACCGCATCTGGGGCCGCGTCATCCGCGTGCCGAGCAACTATGACCCGCTGACCAGGGTGTACACCGGCCTGTGGGACGGCACCTTCAAGTCGGCATGGACCAACAACCCCGCGTGGGTGTTCTTTGACATCGTCACCAATGATCGATTCGGACTGGGCAACCGCCTGCCCCTGGACTGGGTGGACAAGTGGCGGCTTTATCAAATCGGGCAGTACTGCGATCAATTGGTAAGTGACGGAATGGGTGGTCAGGAGCCGCGCTTTACCTGCAGCCTTTACCTACAGAGCCGGGCAGACGCCTACAAGCTGCTGCAGGACATGGCCAGCATGTTCCGCGGGATCAGCTTCTACGCCGCAGGACAGGTGATGGCCTCGGCCGACATGCCTAAGGACCCGGGCCCGACGTATAGCCAGGCCAACGTTATCGAGGGGAGGTTCCTTTATGAAGGTACGGCTCGCAAGGCGCGTCACACCGTAGCGCTGGTTTCTTGGACGGATCCGGATGACTTTGGCCGCCAGAAGGTCGAGGTGGTTCAGCTTCTGGACGCTGTGGCGCGGTACGGAATCAATCAGATTGAGGTCACTGCGATTGGCTGTCATTCGCGCGCTCAGGCGCAGCGTGTGGGAAACCATATCCTCTACACTGAGAGCTTGGAGACGGAGACCGTCAGCTTCTCTGTCGGACTCGATGCACTGAACTGCATGCCCGGTGACATCATCCAGGTGGCGGACCCCAACAGGGCGGGCCGGCGCAACGCCGGGCGTGTGCGTTCGGCTGGCCCCAATAGCCTCACGCTTGATCGCGTTCCCGACTCGATGGCAGTAGGGGACATTCTGCGGGCTACGCTCCCCAGCGGCCGCACCGAGGGCCGCACCATCAACAGCGTGGACCTCGCAACCGGCGTAGTCACGGTTTCAGCCCCTTGGAGCACCCTGCCGGTGGCACAGTCGGTTTGGGCTACCGAGTCCAGCGATCTGGTGCTGCAGCTGTTCCGGGTGATCGCCATCGCAGAAGGCGAGGGGCTTACCTACGCCATTACCGCGTTGAAGCACGTACCCGGCAAGTACGCCGCGATCGACGACGGCACGAGGCTGGAGCTTCCGCCGATCAGCATCATCCCGCCGAGCGTGCAGCCGCCGCCGACGAACGTCGCGCTGTCCTCGCACGTCGTCATCGACCAGGGAATCGCCACCCCGACGCTGACCATCGAGTGGGACGCTGCCGACAAGGCGATCGCCTACGACGTGGAATGGCGGCGCGACGACCTGAACTGGGTACGCGCTGGCCGGGTGGCCACCAGCAGCATCGAAGTGCCGGGCATCTATGCAGGGCAGTATCTCGCGCGCGTTCGCGCGGTGAATGCGCTCAATGCGGTATCGCTGCCGGCCATGAGCCCGCTCACGACGATTATGGGCAAGACCGAGCCGCCGCCGGCAGTCACCTCTCTGACCGCCACCTCTGTGGTGTTCGGGATCCAGCTTGCGTGGGCATTCCCGCCGGGGGCCACTGACACCGAGCGCACCGAGATCTGGCGCGGTCCGAGCCCGAATCTTGAGACCGCGACCAAGCTGGGTGACTACGCCTATCCGCAGAACCGAGTGCAGCTCGACGGCCTGGCTGCCGGCGCAAGGTTCTACTTCTGGGCCCGTCTAGTCGACAGGTCGGGGAATATCGGCCCGTGGTATCCGGCCGGCGCCGGCGTCATGGGCGAATCCAGCACCAACCAATCGGACTACGACGAGTACTTCTCCGGGCGCATCACCGAGAGTGCTCTGGGTCAGGACCTTCTGACGAAGATCGAATCGATCGATCAGATCGTGCCGCTGATCTGGGACGCCGACGCTACATACGAGCCAGGCCAGACCGTGGTCTATAACGGGAAAATCTGGGCATGGCAGGGCGCCGAGTCCGGCAACGAAGAGCCGCCCGGTACGGAATGGCAGGACATCGGAGACGCGATCGCGCAGGCCGGCGCTGTCGTTGGGCGAGTCAATACGCTCGAGCTGCAGGTCAACGACCCCGAGACTGGCCTGGAGGCCATTGGGGTCAAGACCGAGGGTCTGTTCGCTCAGCTGGACGTGCAGGGCGCTGGTGATGGTGATTGGGGCGCAGGTGACACGACCGTCTTTGCCGGTACGACGACCGTGCAAAGCGTCTTCGCGAGCGCCGATCTGGCGATTTCGAAGAGGGTGGATACGGTTGAGGCTTCCGTAGGGGACACGGCTGCTTCGGTCCAGCAGGTATCGCAAGCGGTTGTAGGCCTCGACGGTCGGGTGAGCGCCACCTACACGGTGCGCGCCCAGATCACCAGCGCTGGCCAGATCTACGCCGCAGGCATGGGCCTGGGTGTTGAGCAACAGCCCGACGGCAGCTACCAATCGCAGTTCCTTGTGCAGGCAGACCGTTTCGCCGTGATCAACGTCGTGAACGGGCAGGTCACGTCGCCGTTCGTGATCCAGGGCGGCCAGACGTTCATCAGCCAAGCCCTGATCGGCACCGGGTGGATCCAGAACGCTATGATCGGTGACGTGATCCAGTCGACGGCGGTCGGCGCTGGTGGCCAGCCGCGCTGGCGGCTCGACAAGAATGCCTCCTTCACGATGCGGGGTATCAACGCCGGTTCCGGCTACATGGAGCTGACCGATACAGCATTGCGGTTCTGGAACTCCGCCGGCACGGTGGCGCTTGTCGAGCTCGGTGAGCTGCTGTAATGGCTATCGGGCTTCGGCAGCGCCATCCTGATACCGGCGCCGAGTTGATCAACATCAGCACCAGGTTGCCGCGCATTATCGGCCGGGTCACGATCGCCCCGGGGGTCAGTGGATCTGTGGTTGTTCCGTCCAGCGGAAACAACCCTCTGTTCTACTACTTCGCAGTGGACGGGGCGATATCCGACTACAACGCGTCTCCTTCGCTCAGTGATGATGGCGCGAACACGATCACTTGGACCATGAGCAGCCGGTTCGCAGTTGGCGGCGTTCTGACATACGGGCGATATTGAGATGGCTACTGGTGCCAGGATCCGGCAAGGGGATGGATCCCTGATCCAGATTGATCCCTCCTATGAAAATCTCGCGCTGAAGGCCTTGGGCGCGGTCACCACCGTGCAGTTCGCGGCAACAGGGACTGGGACGAGCGCAGGCAAGGCTACGATCATTGTCGCCGGCTGCAACGAACCCATCCTGGCGTTGGCGTGTGCTGACGCCTTCGTGGGCCTGCGCGTGCGCAGCCGTTCGGGCAACACCGTCACCTGGGAGATTGTATCCAGCGTGCCGGTGGTCAACGTGCAGTACTGGGTGTTCGATACCACCGACGTTGCGCAGATGGCTTTCATGCTCACGAAGGGGTTGAGGATCCGCAACCCTGCGAACAATCGGGTCATCTTCGATTCGCGCTACAAGTACATGCGAATCCAGGACATGATCAAGTCGACGGCCACCACTTCAGAGCTGAGCTATCCGGTTCCGCAAGGCACCGGCTACGCCATCGGGCTGTCCAACAGTGGCGCCGGGATTCTGGTAACTGGCGGTCCGGTCGGTGGTGGTCCAGCGTGGATGAACAACGACTTGGCCTATGTGGCGGGATTCAAGACGCTGAACGGCAGTGTGGTTGTGCGGATGATCCAGCTGGCGCTGAGGATCACAGACGGGCCGAATAACCCACCGCCGACCGGACAGTTCGGCAGCTTCCAGGCGGTGGGCTTGGTGGTGGACCTCAGAAACTACTGACGGTTCGCACGCCGGCGCGGTCTTGGAACTTAACCGCCCAAGGGGTCACGAGGTAGCCAGGCCTGTTGCGGTTTGCCAGGGAGAAATGGTTCTCGCGCGCGTCGGTCGCGGTGCCATTGACCAGCACGTATGGCGTCGAGTTCTTCGGCAGGTCGCAGGTGCTCATGTAGCCATCGGTCTTCACCTTGACGAGGTACGGGCCCGTGCCTTCGATGTGACCACACACGCTCGCACGTGCGGTCTTCGATGCCTCCAGAGCCCGCGGAGCGAGGCGCACCACGAAGGTGTGCAGCGCTTCGCCGGGGTGCGACTCTTCCTTGTACAGCTCCACGGTCCCCCCGTGGATGACGTCACTATCAGCTGCCGAGGCGGTGCCAGTGCCGATGCCGGTCATGGCGAGGATGGTGGCGATCAGAACTGCGCGCATAACGCTCTCCTTGTGTTGTGGTTCGCACAGCACAAGCGTATCGCTCAAAATTCCCCTATGCCGGTCCGAGAACCATTCGCGTTACACCGCCGCGAATGTCACGCAACAGCCTCAAGCAGTTCAGGCCGGTTGTTGCGCGGGGTGTTCACCGCGCGGCTGACGCGATAGGCCTCCATTGCAGGCGGCTCGCTGGCCAGCAGCATCGCCATGGCGTCGTCCGGTGTAGCGGCAATCCATTCCTCGGCCTGGCCCGGGTCTAGCCAGACTGGCATGCGGTCGTGGATGTCCGCCGAGACGCCGCTGCTGTCGCCCGTAATGACGGTGAACGTGCCCAGGTTGTCCGGGTCGAGCAGCGGGCTGCTGTCCTGCCACAGGCCTGCGGCCCACAGGGGCGTCTCCGCGTGGATGAACCACGGATCCTTCTTCTGGTCCTCGGGGTTGACCGACCACTCGTAGTAGCCGGCCATCGGGATCAGGCACCGGTGCTTCTTGAAGGCGGACCGGAACGCCGGCTTGGTGGCCACCGTCTCGATTCTGGCGTTGATGGTTGATCCCTGGAGCTTCTTGGCCTTTGCCCAGAACGGCAGTAGGCCCCAGGCAAGCCGCTGCAGTTGGAGGCCATCGCCGCGGTCCAGCACGACTGCCGCGCGCTGCGTCGGCGCCAGGTTGTAGCTGGCTGGCATCGACAGCAGGTCGCCGACCAGCTGGGGGAAGCCCAGGCTGGCGGCGTCTCGGATCGGGGTCTGGACGAATCGGCCGCACATGGCCGAACCATACTCCTTGCCTTCGGTGCCGGCCTTCGCACGCCGTTGACCGGCTGCGGTCGCAGGATCTGAGAGACGGATCCGTACGATGCCGCCCATGCTCCCTCCCGACTTCCGATGGCGATCAGTGGCCAGCCGCCCCGACGGGCTGCCGGATGCGCTGCTATGTGATGGGGTGGAGGTACTTCGCCTCAGCCAGCGCGTAGACGACCACGTGTGGTGGGTCTGGGTGGATCGACACCTCCCCGCCGACAGGCCGAAGGGACGGACATGCACCAGCCACGAGCAGGGGGTCATCGGTTCGGAACTGTGGGCAATCCGGCACCAAGACCGGCTTCGCCTTGAGGTACAGCAGCGGCGCAGGCTCCGTGAGGCACTGAAATTCGAAAGCAAAAAGTAGCGGTATCCCCGTATTCGTGGCTCAGGGGTAGGGGGCTGCAGACTCCACGATCTGCTCCCGAATGATGTCCAAACCCTGCTGCAAGGCTGCGGTGTAAAGCGGACCCGATTCGGCGCCGCTGAGAATCAGGGGCTGGCCGGCTTGATGGATGACCTGATCAAGGGCATGAAGAACTACATCCGGTCGCGGATGGGTGGCGATCATCAGCCGAAGGCCGTACTCAAGAGCCTTAACATGGCCCATGAGGGCTTCAATTTTGCTATCGAGTTGTTCGAGACGCTCGCCGGTAGCGTCAGTGTGGTGGCCCATGGCTCGCCCCTCGTGAGTTTCCGAAGAGGCTACCAGCTCAGCTCGCACAGTCCGAGTCGGGCTGCCGCATTCGCCCCCCCCTCTGGACATGGCGGTGAGCGCCCACGATAGTTCAGCTTGCCCATACGGATGCCCCGATGAGTATCCTCAACGTCCTGTTGACCCCTCAGAAACTCCTGGTAGCGGTAGACACGTTGGCCGAGGACGCCATGACGGGGAAGCCGTCTTCCGGCGCCAAGTTGTTGCTGATCCCCCAGCACAACCTTGTGCTGGCCTGTCGGGGGTCTGCCCAGTTCTTTCTCCGAATCTACGAGCTGAGTCTTCAGGCCAGCTTCCGGGCGGACTTCACCATGGAGCAGTTGATGGCGGAGATGGGGCTGGTCATCGAGAAGCTGTGGCCGGAATACATTGCCGCGGCCGACCGGGCCGGCATTCCGCGCGAGGTCATGCACACGGAGCTGGTCCTGGGTGGTTGGTCGCCGAAGAACCGCCGCATGATGGCGACGGCCTACGCGAAGAGCGTCATTGGGCGACCGGTTGTTGTCCAGCCGCTGGAGGGTGGGTTGGCGTCGCCTGGCGGGCCGCTTAGGGGCCGGCCGGATAGCTTTGAGCCGGAGGCCGTGCTGGAGGCCGGCCGGCTCCAGGCGGCCCATCTTAATCAAGCTTCTGCCAAGCCTGTCGCTGGCGGCCGGCTCTTCAGCGCACTACTGCAGCAGGGCAGCTGCCAGCTGCTTGATCTCGGGCCGCTATAG